AACAACCCAATTCGTAATAATAAGATATAATTTCGATATCGAAATTTTTATGCATGATTTCATAGACGCCGATAGGCGGCGCCCAAGCGGTTTCGAATGAAACATCCAAAATAAATTCATCGTCGTTTTGATTGATTATATTTATGTAATTTGCATCCCACTTTGTTTTCCAAATCTCACAAGCAATATCGTAATTCCATTCATCACTTTCTAATCCGAGTGGCGCGAATGTTGCAAACCATTTTTTATTCAAAATAGCATCAATTAATTTATCATATGTATCCTTTGATGGACAATATAGTGTTGCGTTATTGATACACCAGTTTGGCATTTACATAATTATATAAAATTGTTTTTATATCTTATATAATTTGTTTTTCTACTTGTTTTGCTAATACAATTAGCAGCGACCAGATTTGCAATCGTTAAATAATCCTTTGATAAATTTACCCTTTTTTATTTTTTCCATTTCATGTTGCTTCAATGCGCGTTTTACTGTATGATTACGTTTACCGCGTTTCACTGTGACTGATTTATAACCTTTTCCGCCCTTGATCATCACTTTGCGCGTAACATGTTTTCCATTATGAACGCGTTTTTCGGTATTATGATAATTAAATTTTTTCATTGTATATATAAATGAAAGAATTTTTAGTTCATGCATTTCATATTTTGTTTGTAACTTCTTTTTTAGGTTATATAGGCATTGTACGTGAAAATTTACCTAAATTTTTGTTTCCTGTTGTACTAATAGTTGGAATTTTTATTGTTGTATATCACATTTACAAATCAATATTTAAGAAAGATGCTTGGATCAATTATATTCATATTTTTATTGTTGGACCTCTATTGGTCTATGTAGGGTTACAGAAAGACAAAACACCGAGAAAAGTATTTGAAATTATTCTGATGTTAGCTTTTGCATCGTTAGGATATCACGGTTATTATATGATGTCTGATCAATAATTATACAAATGCATTATGATCGAATTGGCGTATTTGACGTGCTTGAACTATATTGAATACTTGATGTAGTTTGCATACTAGGTGTACTTGAACTACTTTTTATACTTGGCGTATTTGATGTACTTGAACTACTTTGCATAGTAGGTGTAGTTGATGTAGATTGCTTGCTTGATGTCGGTGTAAATGTATTTCGAAGAACGGTTGGTGTAATAGAGGTTGTACCATAATTAGAAGGGGTTTTTGTGGTAACTGGTACATTGCTTGTTGAAAGCTGAACTGGAATTTCTGTTGTAGTTGTCGATACTGTATCTAATGGTGCATAACTAGTAGTTTTTTTACTTCTTGCAATTTTAATATATTCTTCATCTTCTTTGTAATAATCTTCACGATCAAAATCACGAATGATAATTGTTTTTTGATCGCTTTTTGATACATAATTTACATTCCCACCATATACTTCAGGAAAATCGGCCAATTGACAATTATTGAGTGGTTCGATGAAGACATTTTCGAAAAATAACGAGATAACAAGAATTATTAGTAATATTGGTATTATATATTTTTTCATATATAATATCAATACATAAACTTTTATAAATTATTATAAATTTCTACAGTTTTGCTATAAAATTGTTCAGTTTGTTTATTTAATTCTCCAAAAATTTGATGTTTTACTATACCGGGGTTTACTTTATATAAAAATTTATGAATAGAATAGTAAAGATGTCCTAAAAAGTGGAATAAAGCATAAGGTGATGCTACTATGTTATTCACCACAATAAATTCTTCTAATGTGACAACTGTATAAATTCCTTCACTATCAAAATTAGACACTGCAGTAACGGTTTCTTTTCCGTCTACACTAATAATAGTATCTCCTAAAGATATGTCTTTCGCACTAATTATATCAAATGTAGTCCCGGTCGATTTCATAATAGGTACAAGGTGATCAGGTGTAAGTTTTAGTTTCTTGTCACTAGATGTTTGTATTTCCATAAATACACTGATAATATTATTAGTACCATGGGGTATAGCAACAATTGGAGAATAAACGAATTTATTTTCGCGCATTGAATACGATAATATTTTATCTCCGATCGCAGCATCTTTCATTTGTTTTGTTATATTTCCTTCTAAGTAAATAGTAGAATCACCTGAAAAACATTTACCACCTTTATTGCCTTGTGATTTAGCTGGAGGATTAGCTGAAGAATTGTTAGCTGGAGAACGAGCACCCATACCACTACCACTACCAGTACCTTCTTTGTTCGTAAAAATAAAATTTAGTAATATCATAAAGATGATAAAAGCGAGAAATGAAAACAAAAGTTTACGGTTCATATATTTTATAATAATATAAAACATAAAATATATTTCTAAAATTCCGGTTCGTGTTTCTTAAAGAGGCACCCGGTTTTTGACAAATTTGGTATGTCATTAATGACATTCGGATCTTGATAATTTGAAACATCCAACCAAATTTTAATAATACAGAAATTTTTCTTAGGTGAAATAGTAATGCCGTTAATGTGTTTATTCAATTCCGGTTCGACACACAAACTTTCACCACATAACATATAAAACAGATTTTTCCATACTTCATGGACTTGTTTATTAATAACTTTATAAGAAAAACACCCGCCGTTTCTATTACGAGCGTCCTCCCACATGGGCGTAATACCATTACGCATAACAAAGAACATGCAATTTTTGACAACATTTTCTGTAATGGATTCATTCAATGTTATTACTTTTTCTACCGTATCAATTGACTTCATAATGATCGTATACCCCGAAAGATCCCAATTTTTGTCGTGTGGTAAATGGTAATATAAATCCCATTTATCATGCAAACTATGTTGTGGTTTTGTTGCACTCAATGTTTCCATGTGAGGGAGCTATACCGTAATATATATAACCACTTTTTTTTAAATCATTTTTATTATTTATTCGCGTCCAAACGTTTCGCGGAAAATGAATTCTTTTGAAGATTATTGTCCTATATTCTCATTTTTGGCGGATTCGCTAGATACACTTTCATGAAATTCACTAGTTTTCAATATAGAATAATCCGTTTTGTTTAACTTGATATATTCGCCGAATTTTAAATATACGGCTTTTAAATTATTGTCCAAAATAGTAATTTCATAGTTTTTATCAAATGCATGATAAGAAATTTGATACTCTAATAAACGTTTTATAAATGTAGCCGACAAAATTTCATTATTTACCAAATAATCCTCATTTTTCAATTCTAATACAAGAGGTATTATATAATCTTTACTACGATATTCAATGCTCAAAAATTTGATATCAGATTCATCCAAAACAATTTTTGAATCTTTACTAGTGAATGTTTTCTTCTCACGATCAACAACACGATGAATATATTTATCGTTGTATTTGCATGTTATCAACGAATCGCATATAGAATTTTCATTGCTAATAATTGAATGCACATCATAATATAAAGCAGAAAAATTAGTAGACAATTTTTCTAAAATCATATTTATTTTTGGTTCGTACACTTCTACATATGAATAATTAAAATTTTTATAATTATAGTAGGATTTGGTCAAAACAGATACACAAGACCATGTACTTGTCAAAGGTTCCGTCCTTCGATATTGAATAATCGCAATCAAATAAATAAAAGCATATTGAGATAAATCAACAATTCTAGCTATAAAATCATATTTTTCATATATCATGGTACCGTAAGCGTGTATTTTTTCGATATTGCTATTTATACAAAAAATAGTATCAAATTGTAATTTTTGATAATTGATTGATAAAATTTTATCAGATACATCTTTAATTTGAGCATTTATAAAATATGCGCAAATATTTCTAGCCAGTTCAACGTTTTTCTTTATGGTTTCAAACAACTCGTACATTATAACTTGATACCAATAATAATATTTATACCATTATAATAAATATTATTTTCATACCGTGATCGTTTTGTAAAATATGGTAAATAGATACCAACAAAATATTATTTGAAAATATGGATATAGTTTTTTTCTGTAATTAAGTTTATAAGTTATATCATAATTGTAATACACATACAATATGCAGCTAGGAATGAAAATGAACCACTCTATATTTGTTGTTCTTTTATTCACAATAATTACTGAACAAACTCGTAGTAATGTATTTATGTTATAAAAAATAATATATTGACGTTCATTTGTAAATAATTCACTAATATCTTTTACATTTTCAGGTTCATTTCCTAAAACATATTGCGGATTTTCTATTTTCTTCATTATATAAGAAATGAAACATTCATCTTTACATATTATCCAAGAAAATGGAATAGTTATAAAACTAATAATATACAATTTGTCACATAAAATATTTTTTTTTTTGAAAAATCCATAAACATTTTCTATTATCATTCCACATAAATGAAAAATTCCTATATATTTGTATATATTACACCATTGCATAATTGTAATATATATAATAAATTATCTTTATGTTTTCGTACGATTAAATATCGAGCGAAACGGTATTTTTATCGGAACGCGGTTTTCTGCGTGAACGCTTTGGCATATTATTATCTTGTAAATCCTTGAGCGAACTAATCGAGATCATAGAATCGTTTTCATCGTCCTTGGATTCGTGAATGTTCACCTGTTTTGTTTTCAAGCCAGATAAAATGTTCTCAATATCGGAGCTTTGAGGTCCACGCATTTCTGGACGTTGACTTACAGGTTGAATAGGAGGAGCACGCATTTGATTTTCATTATCATTTACATTTTTAAATGAATTCATGTCTACTCCTTGTTCACGGATCATGGCACCCCGAGCAGCATTAATATCTTGTCTGTTTCCAGGCGCCTCTGTAAATGTCATGCCTGGACGCGGAGGACCTGCCATATTTTTGGTCTCTACTGGTGCTGGTGGTGGAGGACCACGCGGACGACTATCTTGTTCACGCATCATGTTACTTGCAAATGCAAAACCAGGTGATTGTTGACTCATAGAATTGACAGTTGCATTCGTGAATGCTTTCATCAATTCGGGACTTTGGCGAATAACATCATTGAATCCAGGAACACTAGTAGAAAGAGCTTTGTTTGTAAAATTGACCACGGCTGCACTGAATCCAAGACGTAATAATAGAGATAATTCTGGTGCCAGTTTTCCACCCTTGTACTTTTCGTGTAATTCCGAAAAAATCTCTTCATAACTATCTAAATCTTCACTGACTTGCTCACCCCAACCATCCAAATTGATATCAAATGGATTGAATGCAGTATTTGCATATTCTACGGAATTGACAAATGTCATAAACCACCAACCTTGTAATTTTACACTGTCCTTTTTACGTTTATCTTCCAGAGCGGTTTCGTATTCATCTTCTACTTCTTCGAAATTGGAATCCATGTTAAAATGAGAACTATTTTTCAACAGTCCTTTATCATGCCATTCGTCTAATTTTTTGATCATGGCGCGCTTCTTTCTGCGTTTTTCACGATCAGTTAATTTAGCGGACGAACGCTCCTCTTGTAAAGGCAATTCATTCAATTTCGAGAACCCATCCCATGTTTTAGTATTACCAATTCCATCTGATGTAGCAGATCCCAGTTTGGAATCAGTGGACTCATTTTTTGATTCAGAAGATCCACCACCAAAACCGAATAAATTCGATGCAAAACCGGATAATGTCTTTGTCTCGCCGGATGATTTTGCAGCAGTTGGTGCAGAAGAAGCTGCCCCTGATAATTCATTTAATTCATTCTCCAAACTATTCAAATCTCCTAAATCCACACTTCCACTAGAAACCTTCTTTTTATCATTCATTAGTAATTCAATACCTGGACCAAAATTTACCGCTTTGGACGGAGGACCATCGTTAAAACTGAGGGAAATTGGTTCTAAATCGTTTAATCCAATATCAATGACTTCCATATTATGTTATTAATACAATATTTATTTTTAAGTCATACGCATTGTATTTATTTTATTTTGAATAAACCAGATACCCTGTAAAAAAGCATCGGCCAAATCATCTTTTTTTTTCGTTTCTAATACGTATTTCCAGTTCTCGAAATTGGCATCTTGATTTAATATTCGAGAACAATATTCAACACCGTTTTTTTTATTCATTTTATAGGATTTTTCTGCCGTTTCTGTTCGCAGGGTGTTCTCCAAAGGTGCGAAATTTTTCAGTTTATTAGCTGAAGATAAAAACTCGATACGTACATCCGTGTTTTTCATAATAAAATACTGGGCTAACATGCCTTGTATTGTTTTCATACGATTGGCAATAGGAGATATTTGATTCTCGATGAGAACAATATCGACTCCACAAATGTTCTCGATTTCATCCAATAATTTTTTTAAATTTTTACCAATGGTTATAAGATCGGCATCCCCTGCGCTCTTTTTTTTCGTAATGATCAGTTCGAAACACGTTTTTGCATAATATATCAATAGTGCGTCTATCATGGCCTTTTTCGTATCCTTTTCTGGTGAAATATGGTATTTTTGGCATAGTGAATTCAAAGTCGGTGCATCCATTTTTTTGATTGCAGCCGGAAAACAATCTTTGGTTGGTATAGTGTATTCACTTTGCATTTTGGCATGTTTTTCGCAATAAAAGTTCTCGGATTTAGACCATTTTGCTACCTTGCCGCAAATTTTTGCCGGCAACTTTTTGTTCTTGGGTTGTAATGAGCATGTACAGGTATGTTTCGGCGCTTCGTTATCCATGAGATTCAAGATCTGCCATTTATCGACGAAAATTTGAGAACCAGATAGATCAAAAAGACAAAAGGCCATGTTTTTGATACCAATATCAAAACTAATTATTTTCGTCATTAGTAAAATATAGATAAATCGTAAATTTATCTATATAGATTTTCACACTATTATATTATCGCACATTACATATTTTGCTGAACGTTTTTTTGTTCACTAAGAGCATCTCGTGAAAGATAGACATCTTTTAAATCACTGGATGCATAACCAAAAGGCATTTGCGTTAAATTTTCTTGGTTGTATACAAACGGACTAGACATTGGATCACGAATGATACTTGGTGTTCCGGTCAATTGATATGGATTACCATTAATATCATATGCATTTGTGTAATAACCAGCATCATTGCAAGCGTCGCGGAAATTACGATTCATCACGTAGACCGCATTGTTGGTTAAAAATTTTCTATATTCCCAATTTGATTGTATATTGTTTTCTAAAATGATATTGTTATTAATGGCCGATTCAGGTTGATAAGAAGCAACTACGGCGCGTCCGTCCATCATCAAAGGAGGAAATTCTGGGTATTGATTGTTGGTGTTATATCCTAAAGCTGATCTGGGAACGGTTTCTTTGATTGTAGGAAAAGCAGATTCTACTGTTTGTACGTTATTGAATGATGAATATGACATTTTGTTGTATAATATATTATATAAAATTATTTTATTTCATATAATGCAATTTGAAATGATTATTCTGATTCTAATAGTTTCAATAAATCATTCTTTTTCATTTTACTTGGGTCACTAGCTAGACCTTTGGATATAACGAGTGATTTCAATGCTGATAAAGTCATTTTGCGGTATATTTCTTTCGATGTTTCAATTGTATTTGATTCTGTTGTGGCAACACTTTCTGATTCGACTGATTCGTCTACTTTTTCAACATGTAAATTATCTAAAACAATATTTTCAAGAGGGGTTTCCTCTTCGGATTCATTTTCTTCTGTGATTTCAGGTTCATCGATTTCTATAACATCACCCATTTCTACGTTAATAATTTTTACATCGTTACCGGTTATTTGTAGTGATGGTTTTTCATTATCGCTATCATCATCACTGTCGTATTCATCATCATCGTCTTCATCATCATCGTCTTCATCATCATCAGTATCATCATCATCACTATCGTCATCATCATCGGATACAATTATTTTTTCAGTGTCATTTTCTTTTACGTAATGTAGTTGAACATTGTCGTTTTTAGAATAAGATGGTGAGGGATAACATGTATTCATGCACGCGTTATTTTGACAACAACCACTTAATGAGAATGTCTGCTTCATAGAAGTGATTTCCTTTACAATATTATTTATAATTTCAAACATGGTTTCACTTTTATCCTCTAAATCTGACATGCGCTGTTTGAAGTGAAATACTAACAAAAGAATTAGAATAAAGGTTATTCCTAAACTAATAAAAAAGAATGTGTCGATATAATTAAAGATTCCCATTAAAATCATTCTATAAATTATAATTTATATTTAAACGAACATTTCAAATATAAATTATAATAGGTTATAATAAAATAGAAATGGAAGGAGAAAAAGTTTTTACAACATGTGAAAATGCTTCTATAGTTGAATATAAGAATGTTATCATTATTATTCTTTTAGTTTTATTTATTTTAGCACTTTTAGGAGTAAATGTCTGTTCAATGTCTTCAAATTTAATAGATTTTATTACAAACATTTTTGCGCCAATTTTTCGTAATGTATTAGACATGTTTGGTTACAGTATCGGTTCAGTCCTACAAAATACAGCGATGGATATAAAAGATGGTGCAAAAATGGGTGTAGATATAGCAGGTGATGCAGTAGCGGACGCAGGTGGAGTCATAATGCAACAAACCAAAAAAGAGAATTTTTCAGTTCTGGACGATTTCATTAATAAAGCACCGGAAGGAATGACAATTATGGCACCAGAACCGGTAATCTCGTCTAATCCTATACAAAAACTTTCACGTTGATCATTCGAATGTAAAAAATGATAAAAATGATAAAATAAATATAAACAAGAGGTTTGTATTTATCACAAGAATGGATTTTTTACCGAATGAAAAAACGGTCGAGTATACAAATGTTATTTTGAAAAATATGGAATCATCAGATATATTTTTCAATGAAAAAAAAGGACAAATAGATAATGTCTATAATAAAATCGCGGATCTCAAAAAAAGCGTAGAAATATATCAATATTATGTTCTCAATAATCGAGTGTATAAATTTGATAGAAATGTATTAGTACAATTGAAATGTTTATCAACTATAATAAATAATTTACAAAAACATAATCAAATTCCCTCTGAAGAAATAATCCAAGTATACAAAGAATTGATCGAATTATCAGACGATATTGAGAATAAATATTGTAAATTGAAAAATATTCCAGCAACTCGATTATTATTTGTAAAATCGAAAAATCTATTCCCCAAATTATTTCCTGTTTTTTCCGATCCGAACGCTGTTAATAATAAATTGTCCGATAGGGTTTTTCAATTTGTTGAATTTCATATTGAATATTTGGAAGACATGGCAATTACGATAATTAACCATGTAGATAGTATTCAGTTTGACATTGAAACTTATTCAACCGAATATTTTCAGGATTTTTTATTATTAGATTTTTAAGAACCAATGAATTCAAATTGATTAAGCGGATAAGTAGAATTATTATACAAAATTACGTTTTTTGCTATTTGTGTTGAATAATTACTATTTACGTTACAATAAACACCGAATTTGGGTGTATCAAATATACTACTAAAAAGAGCATTTAAATTGCTTATTTCAGACATTCTGAAATTCAGATCGATGTCATAAATATAACTAGGTGCGGTTAATAAATAAAGATTGGATACGTTTAACATACCCAAATAATACTGAATGGTGATTGTATTGTTCATATAAGAATTATTTATTGCAATACCATGTTCATCATACGTAATGTCTTCTACATAACCTTTTTTGAATGATATATCAAATGATATATTTTCTGGATGATCCAGAGTTAAAATCGGTTGGGTTTGATAATTTATTTGGTTTCCATTGAAAAAGGTAAAAATATTTATTGCACTAATTGAAATATTATTATTGGGTAAATAAATATCACCATCGGGTATGTCGTGATTAACGGTGGCACTAAAATAAATACTAATAGGAATTTTCATAGAAAATGTATATGCGAATTTGTCGATACTATTATTAATAGTAAGGTTCATGAATAGATTATTTATGCTATCTGAAAAGAATATATTATTTTTTGTAATTGTATTCCAAAGAGTAGTTGTTTTTGGATTGATAAGACCATTAACATTGACATTTTTATTGTAGTATACAAGTGGAACTTTGTCATCCAAATATAAATTAATAGCTGGTCCGGGAACACCCGAATAAATGCTTGGTCGTTTGATATTGGTTGGGCAAGGAGTAGGAAGATTTCCCGGTACAATATTGTAAACATCCATATATATCGGATTTTCAAAAATGTCATATCCTATTACTTGTTGTGATACTGTATATTTGTTTGGATATTTAACAAGAATAGTGGTATAATTTCCAGAACCATCATTTTGATATAAAATAGTATCATTATAAGAAGCAACTTCTTTTGATGACGAATTTACCAATCGAGACCATTTTAAAGAACGAGTCAATTTTGGATTAGATTGACTAGCATTATTATCATATTTTAAAATTTCGGCTTTTCTTCGCATATCAAAATCGCGTTGAGTATATTGTGGATTCTTTATGTATGGATTATCAAGTTCATTACGATTTTTGAATAGTCCCATAGTGTTGATAAGCGTAAAACGTTTTTTTCTTTCAGCACATATTGTAGATAAATCTAAACTAATATTTGCCATAAATAATATACATATTATCAGTATATTATTTACATCCTTAGTATTAGATGTGAAAGGGCAACATTATATTAACTTTCACTGTACCATAAATAAGACAAATAATTGTAATTGCTCATTGATTGATTTTGTATTGTATTATAACTGGTTTGCATATTAGGACCCTTTCCAATAATTGTATTAATTTGGAATACATTGAGAGCGGAATTGAAATATCTTAAATCTGAAATACTTCCACTAAATCCACCATTTTGACAAATATTTACATCATTATAATTTTGTTTTGGAACATTTTTCATGACGACACGTTGGTCAATAGTACCATTAATGTATGCATCTAATATTGTATTTTCTAAACGTATTGCTAGATGAAACCATTTTTTCAATGGTACATTAGGTATGTCAATAATAGCAGGTTCATTCATAACGAAAGACGAAACGCGGTTTGTATTCGTAGTTTGTGGGTTATTATTAACAGCTTGATTCGTCGATACTGTATCTCCTACTACATCCATAATAATATGCAATGTATTGATAGGTTTGGATTTATCTCCGCCGTTTCCTAAATATAGTCCAGGTCCGTTATTTACTGCTGAAAGACCGGTTTTTGCGTCATATGTATTATCTCCCTTATTGAAAATATTATGATAAATAGTAGTATTGATATCTAAATCATCGATATATAACCAAATTGACCAAGTAAATTCAGCACCGTGAGATTTATTATTAGAACGTAATAAAGTAATAGAACCGGAAGAAGAAGGATTTTGATTGATAACTAATGGACTATTTCCAGCACTCATCCCTTTTACTAGATAAGGATTGCTCTTAGGTGAACGAAAATATGAAATTAATATTATTCCTAAATTAATAAAAAACATGAATACAATAATAACTAAAATTAAAAACGCAAACTTTGCAACAATAGTATTGGAAAATTTAAATTCACTTGTGGCATTTGGTTGATTTGAAAAACTATTAATGTTATCTGTAATGGATGTTTTAACGTTTTTGTATGCATCTGAAATATTTTGCATACCTTGGTTTAATATTGAAGATGATTCATTTTGTCCTTGTGGTGGTTGGTTCATTAAAGTTATATATTATATAATAGTAACATATAACTATTCAATTAAAAATACTAAAATAATGAAAAACTACTAAAAGCTGCATTATCCTTTAAAATATTGACTTTGGCATTGAAAGAAGAAACACTAAAAGGAGAAGATCCATTACCCGACATATAAGTTTGCCATGCCATTTGTGGATTTAAAGGATTAGACCACTGTTTGAAATTGTTTACAACAGCATCAAAATTGGTATACGTAGCATTGTTAATGTTTGGATCATAACTTCCTCCTAAAATAACAGCTCCACCGTTACCTGCATTTGGTGTAAGATCTGGTGGTGGCATTGGACTTATATTGGATGATCTACTACCAGATGATATGAAATTCAATTTTTGCGATACTATTAATTTACCATCCAAATAACAATCCAAAAAGCTATTATCCATACTAATAATAATGCAACACCACTTTTGCAATGGGAAGTTGTCTGTAATTAATACAGGGGCGTTTAGATTTTGAGATGATGATAACCAAGATCCATTGTTCATAAAGACGTCAACGTTCAAATTCAATTTATTTGGTTCTAAATACATTTTAAGGTTGTTGTATCTAGAAAATATGATTTTCTGAGATGAACTGGTTGACCCCCAAGAATTTACATAAATCCAAAGACCATATGCATATCTAGGAGATGTAGGATTATTTAAATTCGTTATTGGTGGTGGATTAGTCAAAAGTGAAACACTAGTTACTAAAGATGAGGGAGCTGTATTCAAATATAAATATAAAAAATAAATTGAAAGTAGTAATAATATTCCTAAAACAATTACAGTATAATTCATTTTATTATAAATTACCTTTATAAATTATTTTCATGAATTATTTACTATTCTTTCATATCTGTAACAAAGGGGGATTTTTTAACATCAATAGATTATAATTATTGACAATTTGATAATTTTCTAAATTTTTACTATTATAGGTTATATTACAAATAGCTCCTTTCAATCCATTACTTTGTCCTGTTGTAATAGAATCATCGATTGAATAGGTTGGCATAATATTTATGTCATCAAATGTAAAGTTTGTTTCTAAAATACCATTAATGAATAAATCAACGCTATTTCCATGATAATTGAAAACTATGTTGTTCCATTTTTGCCCAGGTAATACTTTTTCATAATTTGAGGTGTTTGCTGAATCTGTGAAATAAAATAAATAAACATCCCTTGTACTATTATCTACAATATTGTTCGTGTAGTTTATTTTTGGTTTACCATTTCCATAATTAAATATATTTACTTCATGAGACGAGCCATCTGTATTCATAAAACTGTTGGTTTGTACGTTTAAATAGACCCACATCGATATTGAGAAATTAGAAGAAATTATTGACGAATAACTTGAATTTGAAGTTACCAAAGAGGTTGTAGCTAAAGAAGAAGTATCATCCAATGCAACAGTACGTTTATTCAAAAATACTGGCTTATTTAAAATATAAGTAATTTCTTTATTCATTATTTTTTTTATGATAGGATTTATCGTAAAATATCCAACAATTACCAATATTTCAATACCTAATATAATCCATTCTGTTTGTGTAGTTATATTGTATTCGTTTTTGACGAATTCAATCAAATCCAATAGCATACAAGGAATGAAAAAAATGAAATTAATAATAAATCCTATAATTCCTCGTCTCTGCTTCAAATAACTACCAAATATGTAAAAAAATAGCGCTAATAGTACAATAATTGTAATTACAGATAAACCGAGAAAAGCAAATCCTATTTCTTGTATTTGTTGAGGACTCGCGAATGCAAAAACAGATGAAATCGTTGAGGCAAACATAATAACACCTGCTGCCAAATATGTTATTGTCATATTTGATGTTTTGTCTTTTATCATGGGTGAAAAATATACAATAGATATTGCAATAGAAACTATACTAAAAAGTACGAAACCAAGTGTAGAGTACGAAAACGTTTTCATCATATTGGTATTATTGAAAAATAGGACAGTTGCAGTCAAAACGATTGCATAAATTGTGAAATATATACCATATTTGTAAATGTCATTAGTAATGGTTGATATTGTATTCATTTGTATAATATATTGTTAATATATTATACATTATAAATTTTCCACGGCAGTTTTATGTCCGTGACATTCTCTACATAAAGCTACTAAATTATCTACATGATTTGTACCACCATGTTCTAATCGCACTTTGTGATCTACTTCAAACCAAGCATTCAATTGATTTCCGCATTTTCCACATTTCCAATTCTGATTCCACGCAACGAATTTCTTTTTCGTTTCACTTACCGAACGTTTTGTGGCTTTTTTTCCCGAGTTCATTATTTTTTCTTCCGCCGATTTTTGCCGAGGTTCAATAATTGGATTATTTAAATCTTGCATTACACCAAGACCGCCTCGGCTTCCTCCTCCTGAAAATTGCTGGCGTGATGTAAAATCCAAAATAGGAGAAATGATACTCGATGTATTTTTATCTACTGGCAAATATTTTACATAATCATTGGAAGCGCTTAATATTTGCCCGGCCTGGGCAGGATTTTTCTTTATTAACCAATAAATCGCAAATGCTCCAAACAAAACACCCATCATTTGATAATATTTTTTCCATGAATAAAGTAATTTGAGTATTTTACCTTCTGTATAAATATTTGCTATTATCAAACCGGTTATTATAATTAATAATATTTCAAATCTCATTTATATGATGGAGAGATATTTTTGATCTTCCTCATAGTATTTTATATTGTGTTAATGCCGCATGAATTATCGATAACATTCTTTTTTTTTCTAAATTATAAGGTCGAATCATATCTACACAATCATTGTAATTTTTCCAACACATGTTACTTACTTCTGATTTTTCGAAATCACTCATTACCAACGTATTTTCATATTGCATATATGCAATAAAATACTTATGTTTGTACGATTTGTAATTTGAACCTGTAAATATTTCTTCATATGGCAGTAAATTTTCAATAAATTTGATTTTAGAGAATCCAGTTTCTTCTTGAAATTCACGCAACGCGCATTCAATGTCCTTTTCTTGAAAATTGCGCCGTCCTTTTGGAAAGCCCCATTCCGGTTCAACCCACGTTTCATCATTTTCGCAAGATTCTACAATAGTAGTTAAATTGTAAAAATCGGTTTTATTTACGATACCTAGACGCAATGAGTTGAATTTATCTTTGGATACAATTTCTTCCATCTTGTATTGATTCGAAATTTCTTTGTTTCCCCAAATGCTTTTCCAGAGTTCATTAAAATCGTCTTTCAAGAGACGTGTTCTTTCATCATTGGTCATTTGTTTTACCATATTTATTATATAATCTTTGTTGTAAATTGAATATTTTCCTCTCATAAAATCAATGAATCCTAGTGTATCCTTTCTACAAATCATCAAATATTCGATTTGTCCACTGATATCTACGTTATGACGGTATACTATAATACCTATACTTGTGATGGGCATTTTACATTGATGAAACATATGTCCAGTTTTTCCACAATTGTTGCAATAATTATCATTCATTTTATTCGAATAAGCTAGTACATTATAATAAAGTATCTTTATATAATTATTTTACGAATGAAATTTGATCCGGCAGTTTGGGGTCCCCATTATTGGTTTTTTTTGCACTCTGTTGCTGAATGTTATCCTAGTTCCCCTAATTCAGTAACCAAACGTAAATATTATGATTTGATTATCAATTTTCCCCTCTTTATACCGGATGAACAAATAGGAAACAGATTTAGTGAATTCTTAGACAAATATCCAGTGTCACCGTATTTAGATAGTAGAGATTCTTTTATTCGCTGGGTCCATTTTATTCACAACAAAATAAATGCATTTTTGGGGAAGGAAGAGATTTCATTACCGCTTGCTTTAGATAGATATCAGATGGAATATAAACCGCAGGTTATGCAAATGAGTGAAAGAATAAATGTTAAAAAACATTTCTTATATGCATTCTTTATATTAGCATGTTTTATGATATTGTATATCTATTATAAGTAGGTTTGGTGTTGTATAAAATATATCTCTATTTTATACAATAAGTAAATTTAACAAATGTATACAAAGAAAAATAGAAAATATAATCATAAAACTCATAAAATAAGTGGCGGTATAGGAAATTTGCCTGCTCTAAGTGAAGAAGATGAAGCCAAAGAGCGTCAAAAGGCCATCGACTTCATTAAGGATATTTTGATCGCGAAACGTGACGGTACCGATGTGATTCAAGTAACTGATCCAAAAGAAACAGCTAGAACTGTTAAAAAAACCGGTAAAGCATCTGAGATGTATCAAGTTTATATCAAGGATAAAAAACTGGATCGTCGCATGTTATCTTATATGTTTGCTGAAATCACGGGAATCGAAAAATTTAGAATAAATCATACCACCACTTCAGGTGACTTTCGCGGAAATAAAATTTTGGGTAAACATATGCGTCATAATTCGGATATGATGAACGGTATTGAATATTCTAATGCAAAGGGAGTAACGGATAGATTGCTCGGTATTCGAGGTCTTTTAGATTTGTATTATGATGATTTTTCCGCAAAATATTTGACTGGCTCCGTTCAACCTGTAGTAGAACCACAAGAAGAAATTATAACTCCAAAGAAATTAAGTGATATTTTAGATTCAAATCCCATTATTTTACCAAAAGAAAGCGGTGTATTGGAAGAAAACCCAATATCTGTTCCACAAAATGCAGAAAATATATTGCAAACGATTGTAAATACATTTGCAAGTCCGTCTACCGATGATACGGTTTCTACTGAACCAGAACAAAAAGAACGCTGCCCAAATGGAGAACATATCAATCATATAACCGAAAAATGTGAACCAATCATTCGCAAAATAAAATCGAAAGTGAAGATACAATCTGAACCCGTTTTACCAACAATGTCAGTTGCAAAACCGATTGATGATGCCGGTTTTATTGAAACTGCGGCTTCGCTGGAAGCAGTTGCACCGGAACCTTTTTCATCTCCCATTGAAGAAAAGCCAAAATCGATTATAGAAAGTATAACTACAGTTTTGGGTATGAAATCTGTCCCTGAACCTGTTACACCAAAAATAGTTGCACCCGAAACATTAAGCGATGTAAAACCGGTATATCAAACCGAAACGCGGAATATATTATTAGAAAAAGAGCGCGAGGAATATGAAGCCACTCGTGATTCTATTGAATACGATTTTTTATATCCTCATTTGAATGACCCTAATTTCAATATAAAAATTGCCAAACGTAAAGAATTCAACGATACGAAATATGATGGTACCATTTACGATGTTAGAAAACAATCCGAAATCATGTGCGCTGCCGATTTTGAACTCATGCCACATCAATTATTCGTGAAAAATTTTCTTTCATTTCAAACGCCGTACAATAGTTTATTGCTTTTTCATTCTTTAGGAACAGGCAAAACATGTAGTGCAATTGGCGTAGCAGAAGAAATGCGTTCTTATATGAAACAAGTCGGTGTCACGCAAAAAATAATGATCATTGCTTCTCCAAACGTTCAAGTCAATTTCCGAATGCAGTTATTTAATGAGAGTAAATTGAAAGAAGTGAATGGTCTATGGAATTTGGATACATGTGTTGGTCATAAACTGCTTCATGAAATTAATCCCACTAATTTGAAAGGGTTGCCTCGAGAACGTGTTATATCAGAAATTCGTTCGATCGTTAATAGTTACTATGTTTTTATGGGTTATGGAGAACTTGCCAATTACATTAGTAAAGTGACCAATATTTCACAAGATACTGGGTTCTCGATGGCGGAGAAAAAATCCATTGAATTGAAGAAAATTAAAAAGTATTTCAATAATCGTCTTATCATTATCGACGAGGTTCATAATATTCGTATTAGTGATGAGAACAAGGAAAAACGCACGGCCGAATTATTGATGACCGTTGCCAAAAATTCGGACAATATGCGGTTGCTGATGCTTTCTGCTACACCAATGTACAATAGTTATAAAGAAATTGTATGGTTACTCAATTTAATCAATGCAAATGATAAGCGAGCAACCGTTTCAGTAAATGATATATTCGATAAAGAGGGTAATTTCAAAGAGGAAAAGAAATTGGACGACGGACGTATCATTGAAGGCGGTCGCGACATTTTGGTGCGTAAATTAACAGGTTATGTTTCTTATGTTCGTGGCGAGAACCCGTATACATTTCCATTGCGTATCTTTCCCGATTTATTTGCACCGGAAAATTTGATCACTGCTACAACATATCCTACTTCACAAATGAACAATAAACCCATTGAAACACCTATTCAATCTACACCGGTTTTTACCACCGCAATAGGAGAATATCAAAACCACGGATATGAATTTATTATGAATTATTTATTGACACGTTCATTTAATAAAACCAATGCTTATGGTGTTGAAATAAATATGCCCAGTTTTGAGAACATGGAAAGTTTCGGATATACACTTTTATTGGTTCCTTTGGAAGCATTGAATATCATTTATCCGAATATTCGTTTAGACACTATGATAGAGAAAAAGGCGGCACAAATTGCAGAAAATACTCCTGTTGTTCAGGAAGAAATTCCAGCTGAGGATAGTAAACAGATCATTGATGATATGGTAGGAAAACGCGGTTTAGCTCAAATTATGAATTATAGTGCAACCGAAAACCCGCCTTTGCGTTTTGATTTTGATTATAAACCACAGGTTCTCGAAAAATATGGTCGAATCTTTTCACAAGAACACATCGGTAAATATAGTGCCAAGGTTAAGAAAATATGTGAATGTATTCTCGGATCGAAAGGAATTGTTCTCATCTATTCACAATATATTGATGGTGGAGCAGTACCTATTGCTCTCGCTCTAGAAGAATTGGGATTTTCACGTTATGGTTCTGCGCAATATACTCGTAATCTATACAAAACACCTCCTACGGAACCTATCGATGCAGTCACTATGTTACCAAAGAGTCAAACCACCGGTAATTTCAAACAAGCAAAATATGTTATGATTACTGGTGATAAATATTTTTCACCGGATAACGGTTCCGATATGAAATATATTACTGATGCAGCTAACAACGATGGTTCTCAAGTAAAGGTTATTTTGATATCCAAAGCCGCATCAGAAGGTCTCGATTTCAAATGCATTCGTCAAATCCATATTTTGGAACCTTGGTACAATATGAATCGTATTGAGCAAATTATTGGTCGTGGTGTGCGTAATTTGAGTCATTGCGAACTTCCATTTGAAGAAAGAAATGTCGAAATATATTTACATGGTACATTATTACCGAATGGTATTGAACCCGCCGATTTGTATGTCTATCGTTTGGCTGAGAAAAAGACCAAACAAATTGGTCAAGTAACGCGTTTATTGAAAGAGACCGCGGTGGACTGCCTATTGAATATTGGCCAAACCAACTTTACAGTAGAGAAATTCTTAGAAATTGCCGAGAACCGTGATATTAAAATCAATCTTGCTAGTAAGAAAACGATCGATTATCAAATTGGTGATAAACCTTTTACGAATATTTGTGATTATATGGATAATTGCGCATTTACATGTTCTCCAAATCAAGAAATTAATTCAGAAACAGATGTACGCGCAGATACATATGGAGAAGAATTCGTAAAAACGAATTACGAAATGATTTTGAAACGCATTAGAGAGTTATTTCGAGAACAATCGGTTGTTCGGTGGCCACAAATTGAGAACTTTGTTAATGCTGTCAAAACCTATCCTAAGGAACAAATATATTATACTTTGACGCAATTGATTGATGACAAAAATGAATATTTGGTAGATAAATACGGACGCCGTGGTTATTTAACGAACAAGGGTGAATATTATGCTTTTCAGCCATTGGAAGTTAGTGATACCAATGCCTCTACATTTGATCGTTCAGTTCCAGTGGATTTTAAACATGAATCTGTGTACATTCAATTACCTGAATTGGAAAAATACGAACGTAAAACGGCGATTGCTCGCACTGAAAAAGAGACAATTGCCGAAGGAGACGAAGATGATGATATTTTGGAGAAACCGCTTTCTTATGAACAAATTATGGAAGATATTAAATTACACATAAAGGATGCACTTTCACCTGATACAGAAATCGATAAAGGAGAAACAGATTGGTATAAACATGCAGCAAAAGTGCTTTTAACCTTGAAAGAAGTTCATGATATACCTCTTGTGGACGTAACAAAATACATTTATGATCATTATTTGGATTCTTTGAAATTTGTGGATAAATTGGCTCTGATTTTTAGAATGTACAAAGACGGATTTGAACCGGCGAATGAAAACGAAGTGTTTATCAAGTCCTATTTTGATGAAAGAATATTGCAGAACAAATACACACGAGGAATTGTCATTGCTGATGAAAATGAATGTAAAATTTATGTACAATCTATCGAAGATTCTGGTTTGTGGGAAGAAGCCAAGATGACGGATAGAAAAAAATTAAGTCAGTTGATTTTGGATAAATATATTGTTCCTGCTGCCAATTATAAAAATAAATTGATTGGATTTATGCATTTATTTACACGTAGTAAACAAATTGTTTTCAAAGTAAAAGATACGTCTCTGGAGAGAAATACGGGAGCAAAATTGGAGAACGAGACGAAGGGCGATATTATCAAAAACTTGAATAAAATCATAGGACAAAATGCATATACTGCAAAAAATACGGCAAGTATTTTGAAAATAGGACTTTGTGTTATTGCAGAGGTGGTGTTACGAGATTTAACGAATCGTGGAAAACAATCATTGTTCTTTGATACAGAGAAGACGATATTAAATAATATCAGTTTTTAGATGCATGAATAAAAAATTGATCGAAATGATATAAATATATTTTTATATCATTATAATACAATCATGGCAACAATTCAAAGAACCCAACAACAAAAACCAAAGATTTTCGGAGTTTATATGAAATCGATGTTGACAAAGCGCGTCACATTATCGATCAATCAAGTAGGTAAAAATATCAAACGCAATTTAGAGAATACAATTTCCAAAAGCGTCGAGGGACGTTGTATAGCAGAAGGATTTATCAAACCCAATTCTGTAAAGGTTCTCACTTATTCATCGGGTGATATTGCAGGTGATCAAATCCACTTTGAGACCGTATTTGAATGTATGATTTGTCACCCAGTAGAAGGAATGAATATCGAATGTACAGTGAAAACCGTAACCAAAGCAGGTATTCATGCCGAAGTGACTGATGAGAGCGGAATCATTCCGCTCACTATTTTCGTTGCTCGCGATCATCAATTCAATGACAAAACATTTAACAATACAAAAGAGAATATGAAAATCACTGTTCGTGTCATCGGTATTCGGTTTGAACTGAATGATCCATATATCTGTGTCATTGCAAAAATAATAGATAATGCCGGCGAACAAAAGCGTCCGATTCATATTGAAGAGGATTAAATGTTTAATCGTTCATCGAATAGCGGATAAACATCTTCATCGTGTGTAATAATAATAATACATTTTTTATATTTTTTGAAATCTCTCAAAACAACCAGTAGCTCTTTTTTTAATTCAGGATCGAGAGCATTTGTAGGTTCATCCAAAATCAAAATATTCGATGGATTTACTAGACCACTAATGATATTGATTATTTGACGTTGTCCGCCTGACAAGTTCTCACCGAGAGAACCGGATTGTTTTTCATAAATATCCATGTTTTTATAAAGATCGCGTATTTTCGGATATTTCATGATTTCTTCCAAATGTTCAGCGCAAACGGGCATATCAATACAACCGTAAAAAATATTATCAATGATTTTTTTATCAAAAAGTTTCGAATTCTGGCTTATATACGTTATGTTTTTTCGTATATAATCAACATCTAGGTCTTGTATATTGTGTCCATCTATATAAATCGCACCAGATTCTGGTTTGTACATTTTCAGTAAAAGTTTCGCAAAAGTTGATTTACCATTACCTGAAAGTCCGGTAATACCCAGAATTTTATTGTCGGTATTGATACTGATGGTCGCGTTCTCGAAAACCTTCTTTTGATTGGTAGAATATTGGAATGAAATGTTCTCAAAACGAATATTATTAAATGGTAAATCAACCGGTGGATAATCCTTTTTCTCCAAAACGTCTTCATAACTTTCTTTCATATTTTCGAAATGTTTCAAAATGGTATCGGTACGTCCTAAGAATTCAATAAAATCAGGCAATTGTTGTATAATGGACATGATTTTATCACGATACATTAAAATGATGGTGAAAAAGGTTATGAAGATTTTGAAATCCACGAGTTTTTGAAAATAAAGTCGAATTAATTGAAATATAAAAGCGAAAATGAAAAAATATGCTATAATATTCATGACTGAACTGTGCTCGTTTACATTGGTATTGAATCTCATGGAGGCATTCTTGCTATTTTCCACCTTTTCTGAGAACAAGTCAATTTCATTATTGGTCTGACCGCGGAAAATGATTTTATCGATGTTATTGAGAATTTCAATCATATAGGCCTCGCTCTCACTTGCGCGCTGTTCATAATCCTCGCTGTACGTTAGCATTTCGTCCCAATAATACAAAAAATATACTACCAATAATATATTTCCGAGAACAAAAATAAGACCTAGGAAAAAGTGTTGATATAGAAAAAATACGCTAACCATGAATAAAAAACTGAAATTGGGTAATAAATAAATAATGACGTCGTTGAAAACCATGTAACATACAGCGCCTATGCGATTGATTGGAGAATTCATTTTCAAAAAATTCATCTCGCTGAAATTTTCGTTATTGACTAGCATAAGAACACGCAATAAATGATGACGAATCCATTGTTTCAGTTTGGCCAGAATAATGTTTTGAAAATATTTGAATGCGGCCTGTAAAATAATAAATACAATCGATATTGTCAGAAAAATATAAAAAAAAGTGAGAACTTTGTTCTTGTTTTTGTTTCCAATTTCATCGATAATATTTGCAGTAACATAGGATATCGAGTTGGTTTGTAATAAATTGATTAGAAAACTGATTGCGGTTATTAATAAAATATGAAATTTTTCTTCTTTGAAAAATTCTTCGAGTAAATAATATACTATGTTGTCCATTTAATATAATTACCTAAAATATTCGCTGCATATATGATAATATTGTTGTAATTAGAAATACTAATTTTCTGATTACATTTGAGTTTCCATTATTCATCGAGTAACATCAATGCCATGGCCGCATAATTATGTAAATCCAACAGGGTATCTCGAATACCTTCGTCGTTTACTAGATTCACTCCATTTTTTGTTATCGACATAGCGCGTTGTAGTTTGTCTTCGATTCGCATCAAAACACCGATGACGCCATATTTTGCAAATGCATCTCCATAATCAGCATTCTTTTTGGTAAATAATGCGAGTGCATCAGCTTGTATCGTTTTCATTTGTTCAACACGGTTCATAGTGAATAAATATAAAGTCAAACGTTTATATTTATTTTACGTTATTGAATTATAGATCCAACGTTTCTGTAAAAAGTGGATACACATCTTCATCGTGTGTTATAATCATGATACAGTTTTTATATTTACTGAAATCTTTGATGAGAGCAATTAAATCGGCTTTCAATTCTGGATCGAGTGCATTCGTAGGTTCATCTAGAATCAAAATCTTGGATGGATTGATGAGTCCACCGATAACGTTGGTAATTTGACGTTGACCTCCCGATAATTTATCACCCGAATTTCCGACTGTTCCATTATGAATATCCAGATTTTTATAAAGTTCCACAATTTTAGGATATTGCATAATTTCATTAAGATGACCATTACATGCATCATGATCATTACATCCATATAAAATATTATCGATGATTTTGGTATCGAACAATTTCGATGATTGATTTACATAAGTTACATTTTTGCGTATATAATTAGGATCAACGGAAGCAATGTCCACATTATCAATATAAATTACCCCTTCAGTCGGTCTGTATAATTTTATCATTAATTTCACAAAAGTAGATTTACCCCTTCCTGATATACCGGTCATACCAATAATTTTATTTTGCGTATCAAACTCCATGTTGAAATTCTCGTATATCCATTTTTCTGTTCCTGGATATTTATAGGAAATGTTCTCAAAACGGATATTATTAAATTGCAATTCCACTGGTTCGTATACTTTATCGCTTAGTTCTTCTTGTTCTCCTAATAAATCATGTAATGTATCCATGACGTAATCAAATTTACCGAAAAATTCAATATAATCAACCAAAGATTCATAATTATTGTTCATGCGATCTCGATAGAGTAATATAATGGTGAAAAATGCAATAAATGTTTCCATTTCGATCGATTTATTCATAAACAAATAAAAATTTGCAGCAATAAGTATAAAAATGGTTATGTAAAGCATAATGTTTAATAATAAAACTCTATTATCCACTTTACTATAAAATTCAATCGCTTTTTGCGTAGAATTTGTACTTTTATTTGCATACGAATCTATTTCATCTTTTCCTTTTCCTCTGAAAATGATCTTTTCCATATTGTTAAATATATCAATCAAATATTTTTCACTATTGTTTGATTCTTCTTCATATTCTTTTCGAATAGATAATACTTCCGACCAACCGGTGAACATATACAGAAGTAGAAAAAAATTAGCAAAAAGGAAAAAGAACCCAAAAGGAATGCTTTTATACAGAAAATAAAAACAAATGACAACGATAAATACCAAATCTGGGAACATATGTACCAAAAGTCGATAGAATAAACCATATATTGAACCAGTAATACGATTTATCGGAGGAATTAGTTTTGTAAAATTAATTGGTGATAAATTTTCATTGTTCATATCAATAATAAATTTTACTAGTTCACGTCTTAACCAATTTGGTAATTTAGTAAATAATAAGTTCTGGTAATGTTTGTAAATATGATAAAATAATAAAAATAAAATGGATACAATAATAAAATAACCGTAATTCTGTTTCGCTATTCCTATACGGTTTTTTTGAATACTTTCGATTATTTTAGCAGTGATAATAGATATTCCATTGACTTGGAAAAAATTTATTGCCAAACTGAGGAATGCGATAATAATAATATACCATTTTTCTTGGGATAAATAATCTTTTATTAAAGTTTCTATTAAATCCATTACTTATAATTCTAATTGAGAAAATAAAACAATATAAAATTATGAATGGTTTCATAAATATATGTCTGCTGATATTGAAACCCTAGAAGATATAAAAAAAACTATAGAAACACTTGATAAATTTCATCAAATCGAAATACTGAAAATATTTTCAAAGAATTTATGTAAAATTAATGAGAATAAAAGTGGCTGTTATATTAATCTTTCGTTCGTAGGAAGCGATACAATTTATCAAATAAAAGAATACATTCACTATACAAAATGTCAAGAGGATTCATTAAATGTTACTGAACAGCAGAAGGAAGAATTCAAGAACGCTTATTTTATTGAAAAAGAGAATAAAGAGGAAATGATATTATCTTATAACTAAACCATGAATGGTCGTTACAATATGACTTATTATCCAAATAAATTATTCAGTCATTTTACACCATTGTGCAATGTAAATGCGCAATCAGTATCACCTTTCTCACTCATAACTGCCGACAATGTGGGCGTTTTGAATGCGCAAAGATGTAATATTGAAACTTATCAAAAATATATGCTGTATTTGGCAACAAAAAATAATGCGATTTATTCGATGCAGCCGGTCGAAGTGAGTAGCATCGAAGAAATCGATATGATCCCTTCTTGTTGTGATGAATTGCCTGAAAAAATCAGAGAGCATTTTCAACCTAGACAATCCGATACTTTATTTTGGTGTCTCTATGTACTCCATCACGGTATAAATCAATATCTGAATATTGGACATAATTATGGAGTCAAAGAACTCGAGGAAAAACAGCGTTTGGCTGCGTTCATCAATAACAATAAATCAAAAGTCAAAGGGACAAATTATAAAGTAACAAATGTACTTATACAAGAGATTTTATCTGAGCTATTGACGTCACAAAAAGAAACCAGTTTGCATGTATTGATTGCGCTAACTGTATTTTATGGAATCAATATATTCATCGTCGACGCAGACGACCGTTGTATGTTGGAATTTTTATCGTGTAAGGAGATAGATGAATCCACTCAAAACTATGTATTGTATAAAGATAAATACGGAAAATATAGCGCACAATTAGAGTGGATATCATTTTCTCAGATAGTGGATATGCGCGAAAAATATATTGTTTTGGAAAATTATCTGCGACCAATGAAAGCGGTTTCAACCTATAAGGTTGATGAATTGATCGAATTAGCGCGTAAATTATCTATTTATGATGAAAATAAAAAATACAAGAAATCGGAATTGTACGATGCTGTTCACGAATTGTGCAAGTGGAAATAAATAAATAATTTATTTCGAAAAATAAATTAAAAACAAGATGTTAGATATATCATAATGCCAATACCGCGTTTCACTTCTATTGTAAGAAATTTTTCTTCAGTAGATGCGTACAATGTATTCAGAAGCTCATGTTATCACAAGATCGATTTTAAAATCAAAGAATCAGCACCAGTAAAAGACGCATTATATCGTTTCAAGTCATTCAATATTGGATGTTTGGCAGTTACTGATAAAAATGATGTAATTATTGGTGTTTGTTCTGAGCGAGATTATATTAATAAAGTAGCTACTCTTGATGTAGTTCCTGAAAAAATTTACGTAAAAGACATTTGCACATATGAACCAAATCTTATGATTGCAAAAAAATCCGATTCTCTTGAAATGTGCATGAATAAGATGCTATTCAAGGACATTCGTCATTTATTGATCATGGACGAGAAAAAACAGGAATTTGTAGGTTTAATTTCTATTAAGGATTTAATCAAGGAAATAATGAAAAATAATAATGATACTATAATGCGTCTTAGTGATTTCAAGATAGGAAAAGGGTCTTATTTTGGAAGTGAATAATTTATTTACATAATTGATATATTGTAAATAAATTATGGTAAATAAATTAAGCCAATTGTTTGATAATAAGATGACAAGATAATGGCTGTGATAAAGCTGACCCGCTTGATTCATCTATTTTTAATCCTCCGGCTACAGCTGTAGATGGATTGTTAATACTTAATGTAGAACTGTTAATAGGAGGCGTTGTAATAATGGAGACACCTACTAATATACCTCCTCCGCTCTTTCCTACAACTGTCATAGCTTGCTCTTGACCGTTTAGTACGATAACTAATTCACCCGTGTTTTGAACAGTGACTTGAAAAGTGATTTCGAAAACTCCGTTTGGTGGTAAACTAAATTTATTTGGATTTGTGCCGTTCAAACGTTGTATTGTTCCATAAGTATTTATTAATGGTTTTGGAAAATTAACCGCAGAACCGGGTGCTATAGCATCGGGATTATCATTTATAATAGTGTTACTCATTAAACCATAAAAATCTGCGAAATTAGAAAGAGCGGGTTGACCAGTCAATCCAATGGGGCCAATGGGGCCAGTCGGTCCAGTAAGACCAATCGGACCAATGGGGCCAGTAACACCTGCTGGTCCAGTCAAACCAATCGGTCCAATGGGACCAGTCGGACCTGTCAAACCGATCGGACCCGGCAATCCGTCCTCACCAGAAGGACCAGGAGGACCTTCGGGCCCATCTGCGCCAGGAAGACCCATTAATCCAATGGGTCCCATTGGACCAGGAGGTCCTTGTTGTCCATTAGAACCAGCTGGACCCGTCATACCGATGTGACCAGTAGGGCCTATCGGACCAGTAGGTCCTGGTGGACCAGCGGGACCTTTTTGACCATGAGGACCCTCTGGTCCTTCCTCACCGCGAGGACCTATTGGACCAATCGGACCTTTTTCGCCCGTCTCACCTTGATAACCTCGCGGCCCTCTATCGCCTTTTTCACCCTTTTCTCCTTTTTCGCCCTTTTCACCTTTTTCACCAGGATAACCTCTTGGTCCACATGGACCAGGCGGTCCTTCACATCCATCTTTACCCTCTTCTCCGTCGCAACCGTCTCGGCCATCCTCGCCGTCTTTCCCGTCCTTACCATCTTTTCCGTTTTCACCATCGCGACCATCTTTTCCATTTCTTCCATCGCGACCGTCTTCACCGTCCTGGCCATTTTCACCATCCTTTCCGTCTTTACCATCTTTGCCATCACGCCCATCTCGACCATCTTCTCCGTCCTTTCCATTTTCACCGTCTTTACCGTCACGACCGTCTTTGCCATCGCGACCAGCTTTTCCATCTTTACCATTTTCGCCGTTTTTGCCGTCTTTACCATCTAATCCATTTCTACCATTTTTGCCGTCTTTACCATCTTTGCATTTTTTACAATGGTTAATAGGAGAATGAGAATTACAACGTGGACGCCGGGATCGAGAACCCGATCTTCTTGAACAATTGTCTCTTTCACATGGTCGTTCGTGAGAACATTCGCGAGAGCAACTATGCTCGTCATCGTCATCGCAACAAGGTTCTTTTCTAGGCATATAACCGAAATTATATATACTTCGCTTATATATAAAAATATAGAAATGAAATCATTTGTGATACAATATGCAGTCACTGATTTACAAAGTTAATTGATAGTTATGAATATACATTTATCGTCTTTATTATTTTCGTTGTTTGGTTTGCAAGAATCGCATACGGATACGCGACGTATTTTTTTGCAATCTGTTCTCCTGCATTTTCTACAGATTTCTTTTTTGCATTTGTTGCATTTATCAGATCTATCGCATTTATCGCATCTGTCACATTTGTCACATGTGTCGCATCGACTTTTTCTATAATCACATGAATTGTTGTCAGAACAGTCGTCAATACAAGAATGGTCGTCGCTAGAATAATGTCTGCACTTTCGGCCCATTATATATAATGGTATATATCTAAATTAATATGAAATTATTAATCGGTACTGATATTGCATTAGTAATTACTGCTCTATAAACAAAAATACAGAAATACAGAAAAATTGATTGAAGTAAAATAATATATGAATTAATTATATATTATATTACAAGATGGATACAAAAGAACAAGAGGACGAATCACCTATTGATGACACCGAAAAAACACAACAAGAAGATGCTGTTCATAAAAAAGCCAAAGCAGATTTCGAGAAAATGGTGGATCAGTATTTAGAAAACAATCCAATATTGAGTACCGGTAAAAAAAATTCGGAGTTTGAAATTCGTTTTGGATCCAATCCCAAATTGTCAAAATCAATATCCAAGATCGATTATGATAATGTTGTAAAACAGCTTTATGCATGTGGATTTTTGATTGATAACATCGATGGCATTCAAATTCTTCGCATATACAGTGATTATATCAATCCTCAAACGGGTGATCGAACTATGTCAAATATTCGTGCTGAAATTGTAGGAACAGACATGATACAACAATATTGTAAAACAAATAGCATTCAGAAATTGATTGATTTACCTTCCACTACTTTCAATAAATTGAAATTTACACGTAAGACAAATGCACAATCTAAATCAGGCGAAAAAATTAGACCTGTAGATATTGCCGAATTCAATTTCCGTGCATCTTACCAGACAGAAGAAGAGTTCCATACAAATCACCCACTAGCACGTAATATAATAGCAGAATGGGGAAATGCGCAAAAAATTTTCAGATGCATGAATCGTGTACGTTTTCACCATCCAACTTTACCGATTTTCGCGGATCTGAGTATAGTAAAGGGTTCAAAAACAACATTTCGTAAACCAATTCCCACATATACAGTACAAGAGGCCGGTGTATTCACCAATCCAGAGTCCTATGAAATCGAGTTAGAAATTGATAATTCCCGCGTAGGAACAGGAACACCATATAATAACGCTGAATCGTTGATGACCGTATTACGAAAATGTATTCGCACTGTATTGTCTGGAATTCAAATGACAAAATATCCGATTTCTTATCACGAACAAAAATTGGTCCTAGATCAATATATGAAATTGGTGCACGGTGAAGGACACGTACATTCGCAAAAATTGACTACAAAGCATTTCATCGGACCTTCTTCCTTGACCCTTCAAATGGAAAATATCAATGAACCCAAAGAGGCGTCTACTATTCCAAATATTCGTAAAGATTACACTGTTACAGATAAGGCCGATGGCGAGCGCAAACTTTTGTTTATAAATGCGGAAGGAAAAATTTATTTGATCGACACTAACATGAATGTCATATTCACTGGAACAAAATCCAAAGAAAAGCGCGTCTGGAATAGTATTTTGGATGGTGAGCATATTAAATACGATAAAAATGGAAAATATATAAATCTATATGCGGCATTTGACCTGTATTTTATTAATAAATTAAATATACGAAGTTATGGTTTTGTGGCCGAAGAAATGGGCGAAGAAGAAAATAAATATCGTCTGCCATTGTTGAATGCACTTATTATGGCGATCAAACCTATTTCTATTACAGATAAACAAGAGACCCAACAAACGAAAACCACGAATTTCCTTATCAAATGCAAAGAATTTTATTTAACTACGGAATTAGAAAGTATATTTCAGTGTTGTTCCAAGATTCTCTCCAAATTCAGAGATGGTCTATTTGAATATAACACAGACGGTCTTATATTTACGCCGGCAAACGCAGGTGTAGGTGCAAAAGAAATCGGAAAAGCGGGCGAACTCGAAAAAATTACTTGGGAACATTCCTTGAAATGGAAACCACCGGAGTTCAATACGATTGATTTCTTGGTAATCAATAAATTGGATGATAAAGGGAAACCAGAAGTGCACCATATATTCCAAGAAGGGAAAAATATGCAAGGTGTACAAGATGTTATACAATACAGAACCATCGAATTACACTGTGGTTTTGATATTCGTAATAAACAACATGCCTTCGTAAATCCATTTCAAGATGTTATAGACAATGTAGTTCCGCATTACAATATGTCTTTTGCAGATAATTATAAACATGTACCGTTTTGTCCAACCAACCCCTACAATCCGAATGCAAGATATTGCAATGTTATGTTGAAGCAAGAAGGTAACAATGTATTCATGGTAACAGAAGAGGGTGAATATTTTGACGAAAACATGATTGTTGAATTTAAATATGAATTGACGAACAAAGAAGGTTGGTCTTGGGTACCTTTGCGAGTACGTTATGATAAAACGAGTGAGTTGAATTCGGGTGCTAAAAATTACGGCAATGCATATCATGTTGCAAATTCGAATTGGCATTCGATCCATCATCCTATTACAGAAGAAATGATAACCTCCGGAGAAAATATACCACAAGAGGTAGTAACAGAAGATGTCTATTATAACCGTTCGAATGAACAAACGAGTACACAAGGTCTTCGCGATTTCCACAATTTGTATGTAAAAAAGAAGCTTATTGTAGGCGTTGCAAATCAAGAAGATACACTCATTGATTATGCCGTAGGAAAAGCCGGTGATTTATCAAAATGGACAACCGCCGGACTATCATTTGTTTTCGGCGTTGATGTGTTCAAAGATAATATTCAAAATCGTTTGGATGGTGCATGTGCCCGTTATTTACGAGCAAAACGCAAAAATAGGGATACACCCGATTCTATTTTCGTTACAGGAAATTCATCGTTGAATATTCGTTCAGGTAAAGCGTTTAATAGTGAAAAAGAAAAGCAATTTACCAATGCTATTTTCGGAGTAGGCACAAAAGATGAAAGGACATTAGGAAAAGGAGTATATAAACATTATGGAGTAGGACAAACCGGCTTTCAGATCAGCTCTGTTCAATTTGCATTTCATTATTTCTTTGAAAATAAAAAGACGATGCATGAATTTCTGCGAAATGTTTCGGAATGCACTCGCATGAATGGATATTTTATTGGTACATGTTACGATGGAAAAACGGTGTTTAATAAATTGAAACCAAAAGAAAAAGGCGAAAGTTTTGTTATTATGAGTGGTGGACGTAAAATATTCGAAATTATTAAAATGTATGATCAGACCGGTTTTCCAGATGATGATATGAGCGTGGGTTATCCTATTAATGTCTACCAAGAGAGTATCAATCAATATATTCAAGAATATTTGGTAAATTTTGATTATGTAAAACGTATTATGGAAGATTATGGATTCGTTTTGGTGTTCAAAAGTGAGTGTATTAAAATGGGATTGCCAGATAGCACAGGAATGTTTTCTGAATTATTCACGAATATGGAGAACGAAATTAAAAGAGACACTACATTAGCAGATGAATATGGTAAAGCGCCTCTTATGACGGAAGAAGAAAAACAAATATCTTTTATGAATAGATACTTTGTTTTCAAAAAAGTGCGCAATGTAAATACCGATAAAATTGCCAAAATTATAGAACAGCAGAATAAAATGGCTGAAGATATCGAAGAAGTAATTTCAGAAGATATTGCGACAATGGAAAGAAAAGAGAGCGAAATTACTGTACCCGAAGAAAGTAAACCGATTGTTCGTAAAATCAAGAAACCGAAAATAAAACTGGAAAAAATCGCAGAAGAAGCTGTTCCGACACCTCTAGTGGTGTCTACGTCTGCTGCACAAGAACCATTAGTGGCAGTTCCTGTTCGAAAAATAACAATAAAAAAACCAGTTATAAAGTTGATTCAATAAAAGATAGATAGAAACAACAATATAAATATTTATCAATACTATTTATATCTGAAAAAATGACATATTATTTATTACCAAAAACCAGTTTTTTAATACACAAATATATGCAATGTATAGATGACGATAAAGAACCCGGAACAATAATTTCAAATTCACTGTCTCATTATTTGTATAACATAAAAACACGATTGGATGCTCATGAAAATGAATGGGATATTTTCAAAAAGTATACGAATCCATATGAATACATACATACTGTAGTTCCTTTCAAGAAGAAAAGTATTTCAGTTTATAAACCCCTTTCACGTTCTTATTTCAAAATGATCGAAATATTGAATACTTTTAATCTTACATTTGGCGCTAAGCCAATTCAAACGTTTCATTTGGCTGAGGGACCGGGAGGGTTCATCGAAGCCATATGTAACGTGCGTAAAAATAAACGCGATGTTTATATTGGCATGACTATTTTGGACGATTTCAATGATTCAAATATACCAGGTTGGAAAAAAAGTGAGGCATTTCTTAAAAATAATGAAAATGTCTATATAGAATGTGGCGAAGACGACACAGGAAACATTTTATCTTTGGCAAATTTTGAGTACTGTAAAAAAAAATACGGATCTTCCATGGATTTTATTACTGGCGATGGCGGTTTCGATTTTTCTATGGACTTTAATAAACAAGAAATCAGTATTTCGCAACTTTTATTTGCCCAGGTTTGTTATGCTCTCATTTTACAGAAAAAAGGTGGTACGTTTGTTTTGAAATTATTTGATAGTTTTATGCAACATACAGTAGACATTTTATATATACTGTCTTCATTTTACGATAAAGTTTATTTGATAAAACCACAAACGAGTCGTTATGCAAATTCCGAAAAATACGTGGTTTGTAAGGATTTCTTGTTCTCAAACAACGAACAATTTTATCCATTTTTGTATAAAACATTTGAGTCAATGTTACTGGTTGATGATAGTCGATTTATACATAGATTTTTGAATATCCCCTTATCTTATTATTTTTTATTGAAATTAGAGGAATATAATTCTATATTCGGACAACAACAAATCGAGAACATTCATTATACAACATCATTAATTGAAATAAAACAAAAACAAGAAAAGATCGATGGTCTTATTAAAACCAACATTCAGAAGTGTATTCAATGGTGTAAAAAAAATGGCGTAGAGGCAAATAATTATACTATAAATAACATGTTTTTTCCAGAAGAAGCATCTCAGTTTTCATCCTTGAAGATATAATTGAGTTTAACAAATAAATAAAAAATAAATTGTATATTATTATGGAGCAATATACAATTCAATTCACGGAAGAAGAATCAAAATCAATGCAATATTTAGCATCCAGAATCAAGGTTTCTCCCTCTGGAGACCCTGAAGAGTTTTGCAAAGAAGCGAAAGAATTATCTGAACAAATTCCTCGACGAATTCGAGAACATTTAACCGAATTTGCAGAAAAAGGTTCTCAAACTGGATATTTATTAATTCAAACTAACAGTAAAAATGATGTTCTAACGCCTGTAAATAATCGATTGCAAGTGGGTGAAAATACGGAATTAGCGAAAATACAGGCCATTTTGATTCACTCTATTAGTGAAATGATTGCTTACGAAGCAGAAGGATTTGGACATCTTTTTCAAGATGTTGTACCTATTAAGTCGATGTCTCATGAACAAACGAGCGTTGGAAGTAACACAGAATTAGAGATTCATACAGAACAGGCGTTCTCGAAATTGCGACCAGACATATTGTGTTTGGCTTGTTTACGAGGAGATCCGAATGCACTGACTTATATTCTACCTCTTCATAAAATAATGGATCAAATGAATACAGAAGAAAAACAGCTTTTGCGAGAACATTTATGGAAAATTGGGGTTGATTTATCATTCAAATTACACGGAAAAGAATTTGCAGAAGGTGAAATACGCGGACCTATGTCTATCATTTATGGTGATGAAAATGATCCACATCTAACATTTGATCAAGATTTGATGTTTAGTTTCAACGAAACAGGAGAGTATTTATTGAAGAAAATCGAGAACATTTATTATAAGGATCGGTTTCAACATAATTTAACACCGGGTGAAATTATATTGATAGATAATCGTCGAGCAGTTCATGGGCGTTCTCCATTTTTTCCCAAATATGATGGAAATGATCGTTTTTTAGTACGTTGTTTTTCTACTTTCGATTATGAAAAAAGTGCTTTTGTGAGAACGGGACGAATGGTAAATGCTGTATACAGTTAATTTATGTCAATTTAGTAGAACTTTGTGTGTCCCATGTATTGCATGTCTCGCATTTCACCACATCAGACAAAGGAGAAAATCTTGGTGTACTACGTAAAGGATAGCCCAATTTTTCTTTAATAGTGTAACCATTTTCAGGTACGCCGTATGCAAGAGCATTGGCTACAGAAAGACCATAAGCATTATTATATACTGCTGTATTATTCGTAATAGTATTATAACGAACACGAGCAGTTGCTGAACTAGCACTGACACCACCCTGTGATGCAAATTGTGGATTACTAGGTTTATACTTTACAGTGTCGAAAACGGGTTGAATACCGGGTGCTAGTTGTGATGAAAATACGTTGTCTTTTCCAAAATTTCCAATATCTGTAAATATATATTGTGTTTTTGTATTGTTTGTATCAATTTTTGATGTATAAACACCAGGAGAAAATCCAACAGCAGCACAAAATGAATTATCAAGAATTTCAACAGAAGGTATAAATGAATTAGTACTATTAGGTACTATCCATTGGACGCGATTTGCCTCATTTACTGCTGGAGGAAAAACAGTAGGATCCCATCCTGGTGTATATTGTTTTGAAAATTCAGTTGTATCGAAATTGTCTCTGTTAATAGTTAATGAATGCAATTCCATTTTATTATAAGCAGAATTATAAGCAAAATAAATAGCAAATACTTTGGTTTTATTTGCATTATTCATAAAAAAATGTGTATTTTTTTGCATAGTTAGATGAAGTAAATTATTAATATCTTCAATGAGATAATGTCCAGATGGAATATTAACTTCGAAAATATTGTAAAAGTCAGATACAGCAGTGGTCCATTTGTATTTAAAAGTCACATCTACTGGCAAGAAATATTTTACACGATAACATAACCCTTGTGAAGAATATACATTAGCAGAAGAGAGTGCATCACCTGGTTTTACGGTAGCATTTCCTTGACGAATGAAATTATATTGATTTTGGTTAAATGTAAGAGATCTACTAATTAGATATTGATTTTTATTCACAAAATAACTAACATCATTTCCTCGTGAAATATCAAATTGACGTTTAATCATTCCAGCACTGCGAACACGACGTTTTGCATTTTCAGCAGGGGAAGTGAAAGCTAAACATGTACCAGGATATTCGCACCTGTTATTAGGTAAGGTATTATCGATTGTGTTAGCTAAACCATTATTATTGGTTGTTACATCTGAATTAATAATACTTCCTCCGGGTTGATTGAATACGTCAATTGAACTAGATATTCTTGAATTACATAAACTATTCTGATTTTGACTAGTTACAATCTCACGACGATATAATTTAATAGGAAGAGCGCGAAAATAATTATTAGCACTCAGAGATCCTGCTTCGCCACGACTATTCATCTGAATCAAAGAAGTAATTTGATTGAATGTCTTACCTTTCCATGGAATTACCAAATTGGATTTTGTAAACTGTATGTCGTTTAAATATATTTCGGATGACATTTATATAATATATATATCGAATATATTATATTTAAAATAAAAACTAAATAAACATATCTAAACAACTTGTTTATCAAATGAATATTACATTAGACATATCAAATTTTCAACTGGGATATTTATATTTCTTGAATCCAAAACAAAACATTATTATGGACGGTACTTTTTCAAAAATTATTTATTCAAATGAATATCTGTCATTGAATAGTATTTATCTACATATGCCCCTTGAAATTCAGAGTATAGATAGAACAATGAACAAGAACGTTGCCAAAATTTCAAATGATTCATCGAAAAATACATTTTTGATTCAAGAACTTATTAAAATTGAAAATCGCATCATTGAATATTATAAGCAAACTCATCCGAATAAAAATGGAAAATATCCATCGACATCATTATCTAAGCAGTTATCTTTTAATGCGATTCGATTGTATAAAGATTATCCTGCAAATATACAAGATAAAAAAAATTCATTGCAATTTATATTGAAAATTTCTGGAATTTGGGAAAGTCAACATGAAATCGGTATTACTTATAAAATTATGGAAATATGGGATGATGAATCCTAGAAATTACTAATTGCAAGGATTGTCAAAAGCACCCTGGCGTATCCAAACGTTGGCTATATATTTTTCACCCGATTCAAGAGGAAGTCCGGCATGTAAAGCTTTTGGATGACAGCGTCGATTTTTTTTATCCAAAGGATAAAACAAAACAGAACCATATTTTGGAGGTTTGATGTCTTTTTCTAGGGTAACGAAACGTGTTGCGCCACCTGTAAAGTCATCATTCAAATAAATGAGCATAGTCATTATACGGTGTCCACCTGATTTTAAAAATTCGGCGCTTTCTTTATTGTCATCACCTGTGCTATCATGATGAGGATTGTAAAAACCATCAGGTCCATATTTTACAACTTGTAAATGTTCTGCATTTTCAAATGGATGATTATTTATAGCGCATGCACGTAAAATGATGTTTTTAACAACAGGATCATTTTTATCCATCCAAGCCGTTTTACTTTTTCTAGTACTTACATCTAATCCTCCACCTACAGTTTCACTATTGGTAAATTTATCAGCAGTAAATTTTTTTATATAATCTGCTTCATCGGGACTGACAAATTGTTTATAAATAGTTGGATATATATACTCGTCGTTTATATCCGCGTATCCTAATTCTCCTTGTGTGTTCTCTGTTTGCAGTGGCCTAAATTCTTCTGTTTTTATGTTATTCCATGTAGCAATTGAAATGATAAAAAATAATAATATAATAATAAAAAAATTGGAATGCATTTATATAATCTTGTGATAATTTTTTATTCGACTTTTTACATTACCAATTTGTTTACTCAAAAATGCATACCCATTCGAGAACGTGTGCGCGTTCTATATAATACATTACCAAATGGTCTCGGTCCTTGAGTTAAATTATAAGGCACTGATTTTGATTGAACTTCTTCGGTTCCAGTATTAAAATTGCGTACATTTACAAAATTTGTATCTGGATCATAGTCATAAGAAAGGTTTTGAATATTGCTTATTCCTTCTAATGTTAAACCTAAATATTTATCAAATTCAGTGCGATTTACAAGACGTTCAAGCCCGTCTTTCAGTTGAAATATATTTTTATCCATGAGTGGATAAAAATTGGTTCTATCTATGAAAATACCATTATTTAATGCGCGTTTTTGTAATAAATTGTCTTCATATCCCCATGCCCAAAAATTAGGGAAACCATTGATCTTTTCGAAATCACCGGCTTTGATAGAAACAATGCCACCTAGAGCATATTTAAATCCGTAAAAATGTTTTACTGTGCCCTGAATAGTATTATAATCGAAAAAATTCTTAGTATATGGCATAGTATCGATATCATTAAAAACAAGAGTAATGTTTTGGTAATCATTTGGATAAAGATTTTTTACGTATAAAAATCCGATGTTTTTGATAGCGCCTCGATTGAATGAACGTTCGTCGCATTGATGAATAAAAAACATTTTATAATCCGTTGGATTAATATCTTCGAGAACGAAGGACATTTGTTTTTTGAAGAACATTAATTGTTGTTCACGATCACGGTACGGAACAATAAAAATATACTTTGGGATAATTTCTGCAACGGTTTCTTGGACAACTTCTTGGACTGGTTCTTCGACAACTTCTTGGACAACTTCTTCAACAGGTTCTTCGACTGTCTCTTGAGCAGGTTCCTCGACAACTTCTTGGACAGGTTCAGTAATTTCTATTGTAACGTTTTCTGAAATTTCAGACATGAATTATAATATATAGAATCATAATTATTTTTATTAAATATCACAATTGACTAAATAATTCTACGTAAATTTATCTAAAATACACTTAGGAATTAAGCTTTCTTTTATTGATTCCAATTTTTTGAAACATTTATTGATAGTAACTTCACTTACACCACTAATATTTTTGATATCTATTTTATTGGTATTCAATCCATAAATTTGTGATACAAAATAAACAACTCCAGCTGCAATAGCATGAGGTATATTATCGGTAATAATATTATTTTTCTCTATTTTATTGGTAACAAATTTTGCTAACATCGTCATTTCTTGATTGAAGTTCATACGACTACAATATCTTTCAATAAATGAACTGGGTAAAGTAACACACAAATCCGTTTTTTGAGAGGGATCCATATTGCGTTCAATATTATGCAAAATATTCACTGCCATAGAACAACCATTTGTCGCACTGGTTTTATCCAATTTGAATATCTCGGCAATTTCATGAGCTGTTCTAGGACAACCATTCAATCTACATGAAATATAAATAGATGCGGCTTTGATACCATCTCGATTCATACCACGAAACATTTTCTGTTCGGATATGTCTTTGTGTAAAACCATGGCATCATCGATGAAAATACGCGGAATACCGGAATTTTGCGCCATATTTGTAATAAATTGAAACTCATCATAGAGTGATTTTTCTTTGTGCGGCATCGATTGCCATTCTGTCCATTTACGTATTTTCTTCATTTCATAAGAAGAGTGATTATTACACAATACTTTGCAACCGAATGAAGATTCCACTAAAAGCGGATTGATAGGATTACCACAGCGTGTAGGGTCAGAGGCGTTTTTATCTTCTGCTCCGTAAAATCTCCACTCTGGCGAATAATCTAAAATGTCTTTGTACATAATACAACACGCAGGATTAGTGCAGGTCGGAAATCCATCGTCCATTATCACTAAATGTGAATTACACACGCTACATGATTCATTACCATTGGTTGCTGAATATAGACATTCCAATTTACCGTCATCCACGGCATCTTCAATTTCTTTTTTATCCGTATCGAAAATTTCCCATAATTTGGATTTACTCGTCGATGACATGTTTTTTTTCTTTTTTTGTGTTTTGTTAGTCACTTTTTGTTCTGCTAAATGAATTATTTCTTCGACATTCTCAGTGTTCATAGAAGATATATTTTCATTGCAGTTTATTTTATTTATTTTAACGCGTATGCGAAATGTTTTACAGACATCGCTCATTATATATATGTTATTGAATATGACACGTAATTCATATTCAATTTTTTAGTACTGTAATCATACCTAATAAATTATTCATAAATGTTTTGTTTTCTCACATATTTTTTCTTATATCTTACAGCTGTTTTACCACAAAATTTTTCGCAACTTCTAGCAGTAGAACAAGTGAAATATTCGGTTTCACGAATTATTCCATCCACCATATATTTACTGTTTTCAAAAGGAAAAACCGAGCATTTGCCATATTCTGGTTTTAGTCCATCTGTATTAGGAATATAATATCTGCAATTAATACAAAATTTTGGTTTAATTTCAACCGAAAATACTGAAACAACAATGTAGAATAATGATAATACAAATAGATTCATGACTACATTAGTATGTCAAGTAGTATTTAATATGTTTTT